TGTAAAACCTGCATTAGTAAGTTTTCTTTTTATCTGAGTCATTCCTTCAAATTGGAAGTTTCTATTAGTTGCCATAAAGACATACTAACAAATATTGTTTAGATATTCTCCAAACATTCTTGGCAAACTTCTATTTGCAAGTCATTATTAGCACAATAATCAACCATTCTTGCAAGTGAAGAATCTGTTATTGAAACATATTCATAAGCATTATTTTCACAAAAAGTTAATTCTCTGTAATATGCATATCCTAAAGAATTTGGAGTGGTAACAAATTCTTGTTCTTGATTTAAGTGAATTATGTTAAGACCAAGTCCATTCTCATCAACAGTATCTTCTCTTGTTACAAATTCAACACCATTGTTTTTTGCGATTTCTAAATTTTTCATTGTTTCATTCATACTTAAATAATACATAATCTTAGATTATATGCAAGTATTTAACAAGAAATATATAAAAAAAAGGTCAATGATTATAGGGTTTTAAAAAAAATTTAAAAAAATTACAGGATTGTGCCACTTAAAGTGAGCTTTTTGTGTCCTTTAAGTATGGTTTGGACATCAGGGTCAATCCTAGAGAATAACTCGCTGACTCCTGTATTAACATCTCCATAAGTATTAAATGGAGTATCTTTTCTTTTAAAATATCTAAGGGCTTGTATCAATGTTGCAGTTTTTATATCTTCAGGTATTGCAGAGTAACCCCACTTGGCAGTTACTTGAACATTGTTTTTTATTGTTGGGTCGAATCTCTCTGAGCTTCTAGTGTCAAGAATCGTAATCTTGTTGTAAGGCTCATAGTAAGTTGTGCCACCTGTGATTTTTAATACTCTAGGATTGCTTGGCTCAACTATAAAATCAGTGTTGATTGTTAAAGTAGTTTCATAAGTTCCGTCATCATTGTCATCTAATTTAACAATGAGACCTGTGGTTGTACTTATGTCAGGTGTGTCTAAATATAAACTATTCTTTGGTGTGAAAACTTTAGCATTGGCAGAATCATCTTGGCTAAACTTACGACCACATATTGCGTCAATAAGTCTTGAAGCTGAGTCAAGGGCTTTATCAATATTGTCGTCTTGTGCCGTTCCTGATAAACCAATGTAAGCCTTAAATGTTGTTTTATCAACATACTGAGTATGTGCCACTTAAGACCTACTTTGCTTTATTTTCTTTTGGTTGTTTTGCTTTTTTTTCTACGAACTTAAGAGCTTTGTATTCTGCTTCAGGCATTTCCCAACCTTCTCTAGCGACAAGTTTACCTTTACGCCAACCTTTAGGCATACCGTCAGAAGATTCCATACACATACCTTCTTCGTTCATATAAATATCTTTTTTAATTTTCATAATTTCCTTTTTGCTAGATGACCCACCTTCAAAAGAAGAATGGGTCATCAAAGCCATATTAACTATTAAAAGTTAGTAATAGTACAGAAAGCAGTTGGTCGATAGACAGGGAATCCTAATCTAACGGTTGCTTTCATAACCATAATATCTTTTACGAAGTTTTCATCGTGGGAATCAGACATAGCTACTTCCATACCTTGTCTTGCGACAATATGACAAGCTTGTCCACCACCGAAAACACCTACGATACAAGTTCCTGCAGGTCTAGTTGTATCTAACACGACAGGGAGACCCCATAGTGTTTGTCCAACTGCACCACCGAACTGTCCTGCACCAACAAAGAGTGGGTTTAAGCTACCACTTGTAGTAACTGCATTTACTTCAGTTACAACTTGGTACCAATCTGAAGGGTGCATAATTATAGCGTCAGGACTTAAGAAGCTATCTTTTTGTATTTCTGTGATTGCTTCATAAATTTGACCTACTCTCTTAAGGTTTCCTGAGAATGATGAGAAATCAAATGTATTGATTCCTGAAACATTCAAAAGACCTGTTAAGTTAGGTGCAACACCTGACCCTGCAAGTAGTTGGTCTCCAACTGCAAGATTAACCATTGTTCGTAATCTTGAGTCAAGATAACCACTAACTGCTGAAACATCTGCTAACAATTCTTCTGTTACAGGTAAGAATGAGCCGATTTTTCGGATATTCTCAGTTTTTTCTGTAAAAGCAAGTGCGTTCTCGCCCAATGCTGAGCCTTCTGCAGTTGCACTAGAGTTGTTAGTGAATGTGGATTCTTCGAGATACTTGTATTGGTAAGTATCTGTTGTAATTGTGTCGATTAAGTCAATAACAGTTTGTGGGTTTCTTAATGCAGTAGGAACGATTAAATCGCTTCTTGTTACTGCAGGTGGATAACCTGTTTCTGTTAATGTTGTTTTTAATTCGACTTGTGGATTCCACTTAAGCTCTGAATTGATGTTCTTTTGCCCATTGTCCATAAAACTTTTGTAAGCACTAGACTCAATGAGTTGGTCGCCAAGAGTTTTTCTCTCAACTTCTTCCTTCTCATTGTGAATTGGCATAGATTTTACTTCTTTACCTTTTTCTAATGCTTCTTCAAGTCTTGCTTCTTGAGTTTCGAGAGCATTTAATTCATTAACTTTTTCATTAAGTTTCTCAATTTCAACATTTCTATCTTCGATAGCTTGTTTTTTCTCCACAGAGATTTCAGAGCCACCTTCAAAGGTGTCCTTCATTTCTTTAACTGCGTCAAATTGAGTTTGTCTTAATGAGTGGAGTTCCTGTGTGAGTTCGTTTAATTTACTCAACTTTATCTCCTTCATTAACTACGCCTTGACTTCTTGCCAAGACTTCTTGTGTATTTAGCCAAAGTGCGTCAATACTATCTTTAGGTTGCTCTGCTTCTTCTTCTCCTAGTCCAAGAATGTTGTCTAAATCGTTATAGACTTCTTGGATTCGGTCTTGAATCTGCATAAGAGATTCTTGAGCAGACTTTGACAATGTTTTGCCTTTTTCTAAGCGTAAAGAAGTAAGTTCTTTTGCTCTGTCAATGAAGTTGTTAATTGTGATAAGCACATTATCAGCTTCATCTGTGAATCTAAGACCTGATTCAACATCTTTAACATCTTTTTCTTTTTGTTCTTTTACTGCAACTGTGTAAGTTGATTGATTTGCACCAACAAGAACAGGCGAGACTTCAAACACAGTAGCAGATTTAATGTACCTTACTTCCTGTGATTGTCCGTCTTTTTGAAAAGTTCCTTGTTCTGCGTCATCAACTTGAAATCCAAATGACCATTGTTGCAAGTCTCCCATAGCTTTGACAATTTCATAGGCTTCTTTACCACTCTCAGACGACATAATAAACTCGCCTTTGAATGTTGCCTTGTCATCATCTTGAACTATGCGTCCTTTACCAATAGGATTCTCCCATTTGTGAGACCATACCATTGGTACTTCGCCTTCTAAACCTTTAAATGATTTTAGTGAGTTTGGTAAAACTACATCTCCGTCAGAATCTACATTATTAAATACAGAGAAAACTGCTTCTACTTTGCCTTCCTTGTCGGTGTCCAATGCAAAGTCTATTGATTTAAACTCTTTGTCCATTATTCTTCTTCCTTTTCTACCCACGCTTCGTTTTCTTCTGTGTTAGGGTCATCTGCAATAAAATGTCCTTTGTCATTCCTTGCCCTTACTTTACTAGCTTCTTGTAATTTTTTTTCTTTTTCGGCTTTTGTAATTTTAACAAGCGTACCTTGTTCAATTAACCATTTAATACTTTTCTGTGGAATACCTTTGCCGTCAATAAACTCGCCTTCAGCAAAGTATTTATCTTTGACAGTTATTCCGTTCATCACTTCATACATTATGTAATTATCTCCACGCTAAATTCTACGCCTAAGTAATCAATACTATTCACAGTATAAACACCATAATTAGACGCTTCAACAACTCTAGCAGAACTTACCACTCCACCTAAAGTTGTATCTCCTTCAATAGCTGATTTTACACTTGTGCTTCCACTTCCGTCTAAATAAGAATCTAAAGAATCCTGTGATAATTCTGCGTCCACTCTTGAAACATACATATAGATTGGAATGTTGTAAGTATCTGAGCCACGAGCCATTGTAGAATCATATTCCAATGAACTCATTACACCAACAACTGCCGTAGGTGGCTCAATAGAATCAGGTACAAAAGAATATATACTTAATCCTGAGATTGTTGCTAATCGTGTTTTTAATCCTTCTCGTATGCTAGATAAACTTGCCATAGGTATTACTATAACAAACTTTTAGCAGATAGCTGACCCTTCGGAGTTGATTGCTGAATGAATGAAACAAAGGGTCAGCTTCTTATCTGCGTGTTCAATGATACAGGGAATTGAATTATCGAACTATCTAATCTTAATACAATAAATTAAGTGTGCAATATATACAACTCTTTACATATTGCAATTCGTGTTTTTCACAAATCATTCTTCTTCTTTTAGTGTATCAAAACATTTAGGGTGTGAGCCTGAAATTATTTGTTCTCTCATTGAAGCGTCAAGGTAAGGGAAGTATTCTTGCACAGTTTTTCTAGGATTATCCCACATATACTCGTGCCAATCTTTTCTTATTACTTCTACTGTTCCTTCTTCTCGACACATAAAACATCTGTTGGTTGGAACTGTAACAATATCGTCATCAAGATTCCTATTCATATATTGTTCTGAAGTGTATAAGAGTTTCTGTTCTTGCAAGGTTAAATGACCTGCACAGTTTTTTTCTTCA